GTCGGTGACCCGGAACACGGGCGGCGTGGCTTTGCTGTCCTCGGCCTTGACCTGGTGGATCAGGTAGCCGACGGAGACCAGGCGGCGAACGCCGTCCAGCACGTCCTGGAACACCTCCTGCGCGCGCTGGCTTCTTCCGAAGCGCAGCACTGCTCGCGCCATGCGATCCGCATCGAGGCGTACCGATTCCACGACGCCGACCTGGTCGTCGGCGTCGTGATTCACGAGCACGGCCCCACCGCCGGCCAACCGGCCAAGGCGGACGGCGGCGGGATCCATGCTCAGGATTTCCATGCCCCAAGACCGTTCGTAGGGCAGTTCGGAAGCGAACGCGACCTCGACGGTGCGCGCTTCCTCGTCGATCAGGCCGCGCTCGACGCGCAGCTCACGCTGCAGGCTCTTGCCCGCCAGCTTGCGGATTTCCATTGGGTGGTCCTTGTGTGACGGGTTGCAGGCCCAGCGCGGCCATGGCTTCGCGGTCGGCGGCGAGTTCGCGCCACGTTTCGTCCGGGTCGCGGCCCTGCTCGCGGATCACCTGCGAGTAGGACTTCAGCCCGTTGTTGATCGCCAGCAGGTGCGCGTTGGCGTCCTTTTCCGGGTCGACCCAGTCCCAGCGGCGGCCCTGGAAGATGGCGGCGTCGAACTTGGTGATCTTGGAAATCGGCATGCTGCCCAGCGCGCCGGTGAAGCTCAGCGTGTTGCGCAGCCAGCGGCTGTAGACCGGCAGGCAGAACCCGTCGATCAGCCAGCGCTGCAGGGCCTTCCACTGCTCGCGTTCTTCGAGCACACCGGCGCGGATCGACGAGTAGTTGACGTTCTCGAGGTCGTTGCTGAGGCTGGTGTAGCTCACGCCCAGGCCGGCCGCGATGCCGCGCAGCGTGGAGCGCACGAAGTCACCGTAGTGCGCGTGCGGATACTGCGGGTCGAAGCCCTTGAAGTCCCAGCCCGGCGGCAGCTTCTCGAAGGTGCCCGGCTCAAAGGTCGACAGCGTGTTGCCGGCGCCGTCGTCCTCGCCTTCCGGGCCGCCGGTGGCGCCGCCTTCCAGCGACTGGGTGTAGAAGCCCATCTTGGCCGCGCCCGCGCGGGCCGCGACCACCGCGGATTCTTCGAAGCCGCCGAGGTGATGCAGGCGCAGCATGGCGGTGTGCAGCCAGGTCACGCCGCGGAGCTGGCCGATCTGCTGCGGCACGAACAGTAGCTGGCACTCGTCGGCCGGCACCCGCACGCGCGGGCCGCGCGCGCCGCCGTAGTAGATCGGGTCGGCGCTGTCGGCCTGCGTCAGGTAGAACGCCGTGGCCGCTCCGAAAGCGTCGTATTCGACGCCCATGCGGATCTTGTTGCCGTTCGACAGCGTCTCGTTGTAAGACTCGTCGAGCAGTTCGACGTCGATCAACTGCAACTGGTAGGCGTACTTGCCGCGGCCGGTGACGTGGCGCACCAGCACCTCGCCGTCGCGGGCGACGGTTTCGATCACCAGGTTGAGCAGGTCGACCCAGCCGTAGCGGCCGGTGACGTCGCAATGCCCGGGCCGGCACCAGTCGGCGAAGCCGCGCTCGAGGCGGGTGCTGTCGATCTGGTCGACGCTGCCGTCGTCGCGCAGCGCCTGCACCTGAAAGCCCGGCCCCACCGCGCCCACCACGTTGTTCTTGACCAGCCCGAGGAAGCGGCGGACGTAGTCGTTGTTCTGGCTCAGTTCCCGCGCCCGCGAGCGCAGCGCGCGCAGGTCGGTGTAGAGGTCGCGGTTGATGTGGGTCGGGCTGGTCGACCAGCCGCCGGTCAGGCGGCCCATCTTGGCGGCTTCGAAGCGGCGCACCTGCGCGGCCTCGGGCAGGCCCGCGCGGTCGCGCATGACCTTGATGAAGTCGTCGGGGCCGGCCATCTCAGAACCTCACCAGGACACGCCCGCCAGCGCCGAGCCCGGCGGCGGCGCGGATCGCGGCGTCTTCGCTGCGCACTTCGGCGGCGTAGACGCTGCGCAGCTTGAGCAGTTCGGCGACCGGCATGCGCACCAGCGAACGGCCCGCGATCGACACCTGCTGCTGGTCGGTCGTTGCACGGTTTTCGAGCACGGCCTCGATCGCGTCCAGCACCTTGCGGGCGTGGCTGCGGTTGTCGTAGGGCGCGGTGATGGTGGCGGGGTCCGCCTCGATCACCAGCTCGCCCTGGCCGACGGTGTAGCGCTCGCCGGCCTTGCTGGCGTAGCTGGCCCAGGTGTAGCGGCCGGGCGTCCAGGCGGCGGTGGTGGCCGGGGTGACGGCCACGCTGTAGACGTCGCCCGAGGTGCCGGCGGTGAAGCTGATCGCGGCACCCGCGGCGTCGCGGCGCACCAGCCGGTAGTCGAGCTGGTAGCCGGCGCTCGGCGGGTAGTCGGGCACGCTGGTGGTGAACACCAGCGAATCGCCCGCGATCAGTCGCTGCTGCTGCATGGTCTATCCGATGCGCCGGCCCGGGGGCCGCGCGGTGGGGGTGCCGATGCGCGCGCCCGGCGCGGCCGCGTTGGCCTCGCCGATGCGCACGTCCTGGTCTTCGATCGACTCGCCGATGCGGCGCACCTGGTCGAGCACCGCGTTGCCGATGCGGCGGTCGACGTCGAGCGGCGTCTCGCCGACCCGTCGCAGGCTGTCCGGCGCGTCCGGCAGCGCCTGGGCGGCGCCGGCCAGCAGGCTGGCCACCGCGGCCAGCACCACGCCGCCCGCGTTCGCATCGCCGGTGCTGCCGCCTGTTGCCGATCCGGCAACAAGCGTTGCCGTGGCGACAACAGTCGCGCTGGGCGCGACCGCGCCGCCCGTGGCCGCGCCTGCCAGCAGGGAAGAACTGGCGGCGAGGGTCTGCCCACTGGCAGCTGCCCCGCCCTGCGCCGCCCCGGCGACCAAGGCAGTCGTCGCCGTAACCGTCGTGCCGGGTGCGGTGGCGCCGGCCGCGCCCGTGGCGCTGCCGGGAATCAGGCTGGCCGTCGCGGTCAGCGTGACGCCGGAAGCCAGCGCGCCGCCGTTCGCGGTGCCCGCGACCAGCGAACTCGTCGCCGTCAGCGTGACGCCCGCGCGGGTCGCCCCGCCGTTGGCCGTGCCCGCCAGCAACGAGCTGGTGGCCGTGAGCGTCACGCCCGCCGCCGTGCCGCTGCCGCCGCCCGCGCTGGCCGCGCCAGCGATCAGGCTGGCCGTGGCGGTGAGCGTGACGCCGGCTGCTGTCGCGCCCGCTGCCGTCGGGAAGAACTCGGCCCGCAGCAGCGTGGATGCGAGGTCGTCGTACAGCCAGATCGTGTCGCCGCCGTCCGGCTTGCGGACGAATGGGGTGCGCAGGCTCTGCGCCATGGCTCACCTCAACCGTGGACGATCTTGCCGGTGGCCCTCACGCTGCCGGTGGTGGTGGTGCCGGCCACCTGGATGCAGAACAGCGAGCTGCTGTTGGCGATCTCCGGCAGGCCCAGGCCAGCCCAGTCCGCAGTGAATCGCGCGTTGGCGACGGGCTGGTACAGCGCGCCGCGGTAGCGGGTGGCGGTGACGCCGAAGTTGCCGGCGGTGCCGGTGCTGGCCGACAGCGTGACGTCGTTCACGTCGCGGATGTATTTGCCGGCAGCGGCGGCCGGGATCAGCGAGTTCAGCGGCAGCATGCGCGAGGCGCGCACCGTGCCACCCACTGCGATCACCGTCAGGTTGCCCGAGGTGCCGTCGTTGTAGGTGACGTTGACCGTGGCGTTCGAAGCGGTGGCGCCCGTGTCCGTGTACCACTCGAGCCACCACTGGATGTCCGAGTAGTTGGCGTCGCCCTTGCGGGCGTCGAGGTTGTCGGTGGCCAGGTTGGCTTGGATGTCGACGTTCACCGTCTGCGCGGTCAGCAGGGTGCCGTTCAGGCCGCCCATGTGCATCAGGCGGTCGTGAATCTCCAGCGTGGTGCCGCTGTTGGTGCACAGGCCCTCGAGGATGCCGAGGTAGGACGTCGCCGGCGCGGTCTGCTGGGTGAACTGGATCGAGCCCAGCAGGGCGTTGTTGCACACCGCAGCGCTGGTCGGGATCGCGGCCTGCCCGGGCTGGCCGGTGGCGCGCCACAGGCTGTGGAAGGCGCCCGCGGTGGCATTGGAAAGCGATGCCTTGTCGATGACCACGCGCGACGAGTTGTTGCCCATGGCGTCGACCAGGGCATCGAGCGTGGCGATGGCCATGGGTCAGTTCTGGATCCGCAGCGTCGAGGCGTTCAGCGTGAACGTGCCGCCGGTGCTGATCACGTCGCTGCCGAAGTCGTTGACCGCGATGATCTCGTCGGCGCTGGCCGCGCCCCCGCGCGACTTGTAGTAGACGGCTTTGCGCGCGGTGATGGTGCTGGTCGGCCAGGTGGTGCCGCCGAGGCTCATGTCGACGCGGTCGTTGGCGTCGTCGCGGGTGACGGTGACCGTGACGACGTTGCCGCCGGTCGTGTACCCGGCGCCGACGACCTCGTTGGTCACGTCGTCGCGGAAGTCGTGGGTGTCCTTGTTCTCGGTGTATCCAGACGTGACCAGCATCACCTTGAAGGTGTCGGTGTCGAAGTCGATGGTGCCGCGGGCTGCGTTCTCGAGGCAGCGGTTGTAGATGAGGCTCGGCATGATGTCAGTCCACGCGCTGGATGTAGCCGGCCTTCTCGGCGCGGCTCAGGCAGCCCCGCGCCAGCTTGTGGCGCAGGGCAAGGATTTTCGTGCGGTGCCGGTTCTCGGCGTCTTCGACCTCGGTGGTGACCAGGTCGGTGGCGTCGCTGTAGACCATCGGGTCGCCGGGCTCGAAGGCTTCCTCAGCGCACTCGATGGCCGTTGGCTTCGTCCACGTCGCGAAGCTGGCGCAGCCGGAGAGCAGCAAGCTCGTCAGGGCGGCGGGCAGCAGCGAAGCCGGGGTCTTCACGGGCGATTCGCTCCACGGTGCGGGTGACGGTGCGGACTTCGGCGGGCCGGGTGGCCAGGGCTTCGTCGATGGCGGCCTGCGTGGCGGCATCGGCCGCGGCGCGCTCGGCGTTCAGCACGTCGACCGTCGCCTTCGCGGTGGCCGCGGCGGCTTGCGCCTGCGCTTTTCGCAGGGCCAGCGTTTCGTTTGCTTCGTTCAGGCGCCAGGTCTGGAACCACAGCGCCGTACCCAAGGTGAGTACGATCGCCCCCAGGGTGAGTACGGCTTTGGCCAGCAGCGGCGAAGCCAGGCCGGCGAGTCGGGTCAGGATCACGCCGGCTTCCTCCACTTCTCGACCGCGTTGAGCGCCAGCCACGCCGGCACCACCACGGTCACCACCTGCGCCCAGTGCGCGGGGTCGATCTTGTCGAACACCCTCAGGCCGGTGGCGGCCAGCACCACGAAGGCGCTGAGTTGCCAGGCGCGGGACAGCCAGCGCGCGGAGAGGTCGGTCATGCCTTCGTGCGCTTCGGGTCGCCGCATGCGGCACGCGCGGCGACTGGCTGCGCTTGCTCGTCGTAGGCGATCACCAGGGCGCGCAGGGTATGGCCCTTGGCCTCGCAGGCCGCGCGGGCTTCGGTTTGCAGGTTGCCCAAGCTGTCAAGCGTTCCTTGACCGTTCGGGGCCGACGTTTCCGCCAGCGCCAGCCGACCCCAGATCACCACGTTGAGCGCCGCCAGCAGGGCCAGCAAGCGCCGGTCCTTCACGGCGTCAGCGCCCCGATCATGCGGGCGAATATGTCCTTGATGCCATACACCGCGGCGCCCAGCACCAGCACGGCGCCGAAGGCGGCGGCCTTGCCGACCTTGTAGCGGTCTTCGACCTCGCCGAGGCGCTCCGACAGCACGTTCATGGATGCCTGCGCCCTCTCGAGCTGCTCGCTCAGGTGCTGCACCTGGGCGATGAGCTTGCCGAACTGCACCGGGTCGATGGGGGTGTTCATGCGACCTCCTGCTTGCGACGGCGCAGGGCGCGCGCCAGCAGGTAGGCCACCACGACGACCGCCAGCACGCCGGCGAGCTGCGCGGCGACGCTGCCCGGCTCGATGAACTGCCGGGCCATGCCCGTGCCGTCGGCCAGCGAGACGCCGGCCAGCACCGTGGCGGTGCCGCTGGCGACCAGTTCGCGGTCTTGCCCGACCGGGCGCGGCGCGCGGCGCTGCAGGCCGGCCAGCGTCGCGGCGCGGGTCCACATAGCGGCCGGATACCACTCCGCCAGGTCGAACTTGCGCGGGTCGCCCAGCTCGTGCCGGCAGATCGCGCGGGCGATCGGCAGCGCGTCCTCGGCGAAGTGCAGGTCGATCTCCTGGTCCGGGCCGAACCCGGTGGCCTTGGCGACCTCGCGCACATAGGCGCCGGTGTCGTTCTCGTTGGTCGGCGCCCAGCGGCCGATGATCCCGCGGATGGTGTTGAGCCCGTGGCGGTCCTGGTAGGTGATCAGCAGCAGCAGCAGGGCGCGCGCGCCCCATGCGGCGGACTGGAACACCGCGAAGCGCGGCTTGAAGCCCGGCCCGTTGGGGTCACGGGTTTCGAGGCCGACCTGCCCCTGCCACTTGTTGGCCGGGTTGAAGTCGATGTTGCCGGGGTTGCCGTTGCGGAACCCGCGCGGCCAGAACGCGCCATTGGGCGCGCGCTGGCGGGTCGGCCGGTAGGTGATCGGGTCGATGCCGGTGTGGAACATCGGTCAGCCCTCGCCTCGGTCGGCGGTGCCGTCGTCGCGCGGCTGGCGCGCCCGCCACTGGTAGAGCAGGTCCTCGGAGATCGACGCCAGCAGCCCGAGGCAGAACCCCAGCAGGGCCCCGGCGATGAAGGCGAGCGTGGTCACGTCACACCCCGAGGTAGCGGGCGAAGTAGCGCTCGGTTTCCTCGCGCAGGTTCGGCAGGTCGGCGTGCACCTGCTGGCCGTTGACCAGCGCGGTCCACGGGCCGCGACTGACGACGATCATCGGCTGCCAGGCCGGCGTGTCAGCGGCGGCGGAAGCCAGGCCCTGGCCGTACCCCTGCTGGCTCGCATAGAGCAGCATCGTGTTCTGCTGCTCGGTCAGGTCGGTGCGCGCGAGGCAGCCGGACCACACGAAGTGCGACGGCCAGGCGACCGGCGTGACGCGCGGCTTGCCATCGAAGCCGACGTCGGTGCCCTGGCCCAGCCCGTTCGGGTACTTGGCCGCGGCGGCGTCGGCCTTGGCCTTGAGCCAGGCCGGTTGCCACTCGCCGAACGGGCCCAACGGCGCGGTCATCGGGTCGTCGTTGCCGGCGGCGGATTCGCCACCGAGCGAGGCGATGGCGGCGTCGATGCCCTGGCGGGCGGCGAGCAGGGCGGTCAGCGCGTCGCTCATGTGGCACTCCGGGGAAGATGTGCTGCGGGGCCGGGCGGGAGAGGGCACCCGGCTGATTCCCGCAGCGTGCCCAGTATCTACCCCGGAATCCGCCCCCTGATAGGGCGGATTATTCTTCCTCGGCGGCGGCCGCCAGCTCGTTGCCGACCATCCACAGCTCACCCAGCAGGGCGGACACGAAGCTCACGTCGGTGCGGTTCCAGCCGCTGGCGCCGTCGTGGCGGGCGTAGACCATCACGACCTCGCTGATCTCGCCGGCCTCGGCCTGGGCAAGCGCCTCGCGCAGCAGCGCGACGGCCTCGGCGCTGACCGGGGCGGCCGGCTTCTTGAGCGCCACCACGCGCCGGCGGCGCGCTTCGGGCGTGGGCTCAGGCGGCAGCGGCTCGTCGGCCACGGCCCTGCTCCACCATCGCCGCCGTCACCGTGCTGCGCGCGACCTCGCCGTGCTCGGCGTGCAGCACGATGCACTGCATTTGCCGGCGCGCGCGCCAGCCGCCGGCGTGGGCGTAGGCGTCTTTCGCCGCCAACGTGTTGAACGATTCGAGCGTAACGCCGGCGGCTTCGATCACGCGCTGGTGGTGGACGTGGCCGAGCCACCAGTAGCGGTGCCGGGTGCGGCCCCAGGCTTCCGGCTGGTCGGCGGCCATCACGCCGGGCAGGCGTTCGGTGCGGGCCTTGTGGCCGTGGTGGATGCCGACCAGGCACTTGCCGTGTTCGAAGTAGTTATACACCGACGGCGAGGTGTCTATGGTAACCCGCTTTTCGCGCTCGTAGGTGCCGGCGAGCGCCTGGCTGAGCCACAGCGCGCCGGTTTCGTCGTGGTTGCCGATGGCGTTGATGACGCGCACGGCGCGGTGCTTCTTGAGCGCCGTGTCGATGCAGGTGCGCATGACCGCGATCGCCACCCGGATCACCTTGCCGTAGCGGCTGTCGGCGTCGAGGTTGTGGCCGGCGCCGGGGGTGACCGCGGCCATCGAGTCGTAGTGCAGCCAGTCGCCGAGGTTGACGATGGTGGCGAACTTCGCCGGCGGCGCGGAGTCGACCAGGGCACGCATGGCGGCGCACTGGGTCTGCTCGGCGATGCGCAGGTCCCAGTCCTCGCCGGTCTCGGTGCCCCAGGACAGCATGCCGATGTGGGCGTCGCCGATCGGGTAGCACGCCATCAGGTCGGGCAGCGCGGGCCCGTTGCCGGGCTTGACGGGCGCCACGCGCGGCACTTCGGCCTTGAGCGCTTCGCCCAGCGCGGCGTAGTAGGCGTCGAGCTGCTGCTGGTCGCGGGTGGTCTTGACCCACTGCAGGCGCGCGTTGCCTTCGGCGTCGACGAGCGTGCTGGTGCCCTTGGCCTTGAGGCCGGACAGGGTTTCGCCGGTGCCGAGCAGGGTGACGTCGATCGGCATCGCGGCGCTGCGCTTGGGCGCGTTGGCGGCGACCTTGCCGCTGGGCGGCGGAATGAGGATGTTGAGCCGGCGC